AAAGTATTAGTATGTACCTCATACGCTATGCGTGCTAAAGGTTCTTCTTGAGTTCCTCTTTGCATAGCCTCATTCATATATGTTGGTTCAATATTACCTGTAACTCGCTGAAGTGCAAGCTCTATCAAATAATTTTGACGACTAGCAGATACACCAGTCTTAGTCTTGGCTAAAATGTCAGCAACTCGACTAGCAGTAACTTTGCCTAAACGGAGTTGATGCCAGGCATCTGTTCCTTGAATAATATCAGTCATTTTTTTCCTCTTTATGCATAAAATCAATCAAACCATCTAATACTTCAGGATTTTTGTTATCAGCCCATACTCCACTAACAACAAAATTTAATTCCATTGCTCTATCAATATCGCTATTGGGATACTTTAGTTTGTAGCAATGAATTCTTAAATATCTATATCTTTCTGCGTCAGCTTTTAACTCCTCAATTTCTTGGGCTTGTTGTTCAATAATGGGTTCATAAACAATATCACTATTTAATTTAATTAATACTTCTTGATATTTGCCTGCTAATCTAATATATTCTTTTTGCACATCATTAATTTCTTTTTCAAGTGTTGGTATTGTGCGTAGCATGGTGGCAGATTTTTTAAACTTGCTTTCAGTTTCAACTATACCCAAATGTTTTGTGTGCGTATAATACAAATCACATTCATCAAGCCAATCTGCTAGTTCATTTGCTGTCATCATGCATCCTTCCATTTCCAACCAAGCAACAGTTCAGTATTTTTAATCTGTTCTTCTGTAGGCTTTTGAATGACATTCATGTGCCAATTGCCACCAATAACCCAAGATCCAGCATAAGGTGGATTTAATGGTGCAAACACATATTGTGGTGAACAAGTATGAATAGAATCACCTGTTACTCTTTGTCCACATTCTGAACAAACAATCCATGTATCATAAGCATTTAAAGTAATTGTTCCATCGTGGTTTGTTTTCATTTTTTCTCCTTACATTGTTTAATTATTTCTTTAGGAATATCAATAGCATAGGGATAAGTAGCCATGCGACAATCATATTTCATCTTATATTGATTAAATTCATTCAAAAATATAATGAATGAGCAAATTAATAAGCTAAATAAAAAACCAAACCAAACTAAAGAATAATCTTTCAATTTTTTTCATCCCAAATGTTTTCGCATTGTTTTATATCAAACCCATAACTTACACAATCATGCAAATAAGCCATTTTTCTTGATTCTGCTGGTGTAGGTTCAATAACTGCTTCTTTTTTCTCTACAGGGGCATCCTGATGACAAGAACAATAACATCCATGTAATACAAAAATAAAAATAGCTAAAAAAATATATTTCATCAGTAGGGATCACAGTACACATTAATAGGAACACTTACTTTTCCATATTGGGTTTGTAAATAGATAAACTCAGTTCTTGGCTTCATTTTATTTAGAATACAGCCTTTGCTATCTTGTAAAACTTGATAGGGAGTAAGTGCCACAATTCCATTAAAATTTTGAATAGGGTAAGGTTCAGCCTTATGAGCACAAGCAACTAAAAAAATCATTGGCATCACAACAATTAATTTTTTCATTATTGATCCATTAAGTTTTTCAACATTATTAATTGTCCTTCCAGTTGTTCAGCATGATGTTTATACATTCTCATTTGAGTTTGAATATCAACATTTTGCAAGCGAAGCTGAAGGATCTCATTTTTTAAATCATTAACAACTTTTCGTAAATATTCGATTTGATTATCCATATACAATCCTATATAAAAATTGAAGAAATTTATTTTTATCATTTTTATCCAGCAAACATCTTTGAATAAATAGCATATCTTTATCATATTCAATATAAGGTTTAGGCTGATAATTAATACCTATTTTTACTTTTCCAGTATCGTATGGAATGCTCATTTTTGCTCTCCTAAATTCAAATTTCTGTAAATAACACCATCAGACCATTGTTGATCATGCGAATCGTCATATAACTTTATGATTTTTTCAGGATAAATCAACTTAGGTTTTTTACCAACAAAACAAAATGCATAAATTAATGATGCTTTTTTGCTGTCGTACCATTCCAAAAATAAAGGAATCATATCAACTTCCTTTTTTTTGAAATTCGCAGTGCCTTTAACATTAACAACAAATAATTGATCACCAACATCAACTATGTAATCAGGAAGGTTTCGAATCAAAACATTCAAATCATAAAAATAATTGATGTTCCTAGTTTTTTCATTAAAACCTAACCTATGAAATTGATAGTTTTTTTCTGTACAGTATTCTTCAAATATTTGTTCAGCAATGTTTACAAAACTTTGTCTTTCTTGATAGGTATTTGAACCATTCATACTGGCAAAGCAAACATTAATGCAAATAAAATGCCAAATAAAGTTGCAACTAAATATTCAACCCATACTGGTATATCTAAGTGATCTAATAACATTTTTTTCCTTTCGTGAATTAAAATGGTGCTTCTTCAAACTGATAAATTTTTTTCTTTGGTTTAATGTATTTGTATGTCCAACCTTCACGAATTGAAACCAATGCTATAGCTTCAGCTCTGTATCGAACTTTACGCATTAAATCACCAGTTTCATCGTAAACACAATACATAACTAACCTTTCATTAATTACTACAATCATAGTATTACATAGAACTATGATATTAGCAATAATTATTTATCATAGTTTGTTGTTTTTATGGGGTGGGGATTTATAAAAGTCACGAAAGGATCAAGCATTGCACTTGAGGTTATTTTTTGGTGAACCACTCCATCTTCTATAAATCCCCATTGGCTAGTTCTTTATGCCTAATTTTGTGACAAATTTGACATAACCACATAACATTTAAAGGTTCATCATAATTTTCGTGATGAGCTAAACTTTTTTCACTATTACATCTAATGCAGGGTTTTTTTATTAAAGTACCTTTTTTTATTGCTCTTGTAACTGAATTATGACATTTCATTCTTCTTTTATCTTCTTTTCTCCAAGCAAAACTAATTTCATTTGCTTGTTTAATTCTTGCAGGCGTTTTAGCTCTTATACGATCATATTCTCTTATTTTTTCAATATTTTTTAATCTATGTTTTGCAACATCATTTTTAGTACATTGTTTACATTTATTTAAATAACCATCAAGCATAGAATTGTGTTTATAAAATTCTGTTATTGGCTTGATGGTTTGGCATTTAAAACAATTTTTAGAATGAATCATGTTATATATCCTTGCCTATTAATATATAACCATTATAGACCCATTCTAATTAAAAGGTATATCATCATCCATTTCTGATAAACCACCTACCGATTTAGGAACTAAACTTGCAAATGGATCTTCTGTATCTTTTGGTTTAGCTTCAGATTTATTTCCCAGTAATTGTAATGAATTCGCAATTATTTTGGTGGAGTATTTTTCAACTCCATTTTTATCAGTATATTTATCAGTTTTTAATTTACCTTCAACATATACTGGATTACCTTTTGCTAAATACTTACCAGCAATTTCAGCCAATTTACCAAAAAAAGAAATATTAACATATTCAACCATTTCTTTTTGCTCACCTGATTTATCTTTATATTTTTCATTGCAAGCAATCGTGATATTGGTTACAAAAGAACCATCCGAAAATGCTTTTTGATCAGGATCTTTTGTTAAATTACCAATACCAATCCATTTATTTACTGATGCCATTTTTGAATTCCTTCATAAGTTGTACTTCATTTTCTACTTCATTTAAAAATTTCTTAATTTCAGTTTCCATTTGCTGAATATAATTTTCATCACGATCTAAGCGAACTATAAACAATTTAGTGTTGTCACTCATTCTTGGATCATAAGAAATGAAATCAACCCATTTAGCACCAGTACAGGACATTTGTGCCATCATTTGTGGAATATACTTAGCTGGTGGTTTGCCTTCTTTTAGATAGTTCCAATGGACTGCTGATTGATAAGGGCACTTTATTTCAATTAATCCTTCACCAACTAAGCCATCAGGAGAGCAACCAAACCAAGGTATTGTAGGATGATCTACAAAAGCAATCTGCTCTACAAATGTTTCACATGAAACCTCATAAGCCAATCTAGCTTCATCTTCATAATGTGAACCATGTGCCATAGCATCATTCTTAAAACCTTCTTCTATGATCCCTGTCATTCGCTGGAGAGCTAGCTCTATTAGATAATTACCTCGACTAGCTGAAACTCCAGTTTTAGTCTTAGCCATTACATCAGCAACCCTGCTGGCAGTCACTTTACCCTTACGAAGTTCATGCCATTCTAATGTTCCCTGTTCAATCATTTTTAAGGCTTTCTATAATTTGTTGTTTACGAACACCACAAGCTGTACGAACTTGAGTTAAAAATTCTGTATTTCTTGGATATTTGGTAGATGCTGATTTAAAAATAGTCAAAAGTTGATCTACATTTTCAGCATTGGCAATATCATTATCATAATTAGCTAAATCTTCTTCTGAAACTTCTTCTTCTGCTGGCAAATCTTCACCGGCATACACATATAAGCCTATTCCATAAGTCGCAATACATTTAGCAAGGCAACGCATCATAGCATCACTAATTTTTCTAGCATCAGGATTTTTAATAGCTTGATTTCGATTATCCATAACTGGTAAGTGCATGGTCATAGTTTTTCCAAATGCTGTAACTTTGCAAAAAACCATCATGGTTTCATTAAAAATTTTAGGTTCTAAAAATTCCCAATTAGCCATAGGATCTTGTAAAAGTAATTGATCTATAGCCCATGTCCAACTAAGGTATGTTAAATTACCTTTTTTTTCAGTGTGTTCATTAACATTAATTGCTCTTAATTCTTTGTAATTCATTTTTAATCCTTTCGTGATTATTCGTAGTCATTACCTATTAAACCAGCATTAAAATCTTCAATTGCTTGCTTTTCAGCTTCTTTTTCCATTTCATCCATTACCATTAAATAAATATATCTTCCTAATGCAAGAAATTCTTTATTTTTTGCAATGTCTAAAATGCAATCAACATCTTTTTGTGGAGCATCATTAATAACATTACTAAAATTTTCCCAGTTGAATGGATCATATAATGATCCTTCAGTCATGTACTCTCTAGTGCGATCTGAAATTTTTTCATCCATGAATGGATCTTCTTCAGGGTAATATGGTTCTTGTAACCAATTGTCATAACTCATTTTTATTCCTTTCGTGAAATAGGGTAGTAAAATTACTACTTAAAACTATTATATCATACTTCTAAAAAAATACTATGACATTTGCAAAAAGAACTGATAAAAACCAACAAGAAATTATGGATGCTATGCGAAAGATGGGAGCTAGTGTGACTGATCTTAGCAAAGTAGGAAAGGGGTGTCCTGATCTTTTGGTGGGCATCAATCAAAAAACAGCCCTAGTTGAAATTAAATCCAGTAGCAAAGCCAAGTACACAAGTCATCAAGAAAAATGGCTTGAAACATGGAAAGGTGGAACTGTAGCTAGGATAGATTCTATT